GACTCACTACCTAACATGTCGGAAGGCAACATAAACGCCTTAGCAATTTGAGAACGAGTCCAATCAGTAGCAGTCAATAATTTAGCGACATCACTTTTTACTTCCAACTGTGAATAGTCAAAAGTACCGTCCATTACCATTACTCGACCAGCGTTTGCACCTGTGTTGGCTGCTTCAAAAGCAGTACGAACAGCTTCACGACCCTCACTGTTTAATTTATTTCCAGTATTGAGTTTTAACATTGCACTAGGGTTAGCTGACTTGTTAAACACAGAGTTAGCGAGTTTGTTATTGCCAGATTGTAATGTCAATTCGTCAACTAATGCAGTTAAGGGGCTTTTACCAGTTAAGCCACCGTCAGTTGAAAGCAATTTCAAATGAATCACGTCATCTGCTGGCACATTTTTCAAATCATCTTCTTGTGTGCCGTTAAAAGTAATGTCATAAGTAGTGACCTGTCCGTCATCACTTAAATACTGTTGAATATGCGACGGTGAAACAAATTCAAGATATTCACCTGACCCATCTAATCGTCTCAAGGCATAAGCGTTACCAGTCAACAACATTTGTGCAATCATCGACTGGAAAAAGTTAAAACGGTTAGTGACACGGCTTGGTGTGCCTAACAATTTATTTATTTTTTGCTTATTGGGTGCATGGAACTTAACGCGAGCAATATCAGAACTGATGATATTAACAGCAGTCCACACATCGCTATTCTTTAACGCTCTATCAGCACTAATATATCCGCTACCTAAGACCATTTGACCGCTTGACAACGTGTATGAACTTCCCGAACCTCTAATAGGTTGGCTTCTTTTTTCAAAAAACATCATTCACCTCCTTTATTGGAACGTGTGAAGTAACTAATCAACAACAGAAACGCTCCCAACACCACAAAACCAACGATTAAGTGCAATAAAAAAGCAGCATACGTAATCGCAGCCGCTCCCAATAGTGAAGTGATGTCTGATATGTTTTTAAATAGCCAATTGACTTTATTTTTACTCATTTTCAAAAGCCAAAACCTCCGCTCGTAAAGTATTCGTTAATCTGGTCGTCGTTCATTCTGTCGAACTCGCTCTGTTCTGTGCCAGCGAAGTCTTCAAAATGATAAATTCCCTGTTTCAAGGCATCAATCAGGGCATCGACCAAGTCAATTTTTAACGTTGCCTTGTTTTTATCAATTTTGATACCGTTATTGTCACTTGTGACTACTGCGTTCATCAACGACTTCTCCATCATCGGATCATTAAGCCGTGTGATACGTCCCTCAATGAAACTGTCCTGCAGCCACTTAGTTGGCTCATTCAAACTGAGTGAACCTTGTCTAACCGGTAGCATCGTCCAAGTTGTTGCCTCTTCGATTGTTTGAATAAAAGCGTAAGCATGTGCCGAATCATAAGCGAACACCAAAACTTCAAGTGCATACTCTTCCACGAAGTCCATTAACCACTGATAAACAAATCCATTGTCAATTAAGCCACGTCTGTGTTGTGTAATGTCAGCAAAACCTTTAGCTTCCATATCACGGTAGTTAATACCATCTTGTTTTTCCTTAGCTTCAATATTTCCAGCCTTATGCCAAGGTATAAACGAATGTTGATACAAATGGAATCGTTGTTCACCATTTTCGTCAATATATGGGAACACAAACGCCAATGCAGCGTCATCACTCGTCATAGAATTATCGAATCCGATGTAAACTTGGCGATTGTGCATATCGAAGTCAGGAATAACAGCATTTTGCACGTCTTCAAGTGAAAAAGCAGCGTTTTCTTCTGCATTTAGCCAAATATTCATGTTTTTAACAAGAAAATCGTTAATTTTTCCCTGCGACATGAGGGTATTTCGTTCTGAAACCAGACCGTTTAACAGCTTCATGTGTTGACTTTCAAGCCCTAGCAATGGGTTTGATTTCTCCCATGTCTCTGGTTTGAACACCTCATCAGGGCTATCTTGTGACCAAACAGCCAAAAAGAAGTCGTCTAGCTCATGAGCACCGCTTTTAATGTCATTAGCAACGTTTCTAATATCCTCACGCAATGGTGCATTAGGGTTTTGATAGGCTGTACTAATCATTAGGAACAACGCTTCTTCAATTTTTACCTGACCTGATGTGATTTTCCCAAAGGCTTCACGGCTTTTTTGGTCGCCTGCCTCATCGAATATGGCAGTAGTAGCGTGGTAACTATCGAACTTACCTCCATCTGCCGACAACCGCTGAATAACATTGTTTTTTGACTTCATTGTGATAGTTTCGTATGTATCAGCAATATCGTTGTTAAGATTTTTAAAGACACCGTTGCGCATTTTGTTAATCGTGCCACGAATATATCCATAAAGCTTCTTAGACTGTGCAACTGTGTTAGAAGCCACTATGATATCTTGGTTATTTTTCTTGTAAGACTGTACGAAAAAGTCATAAGTTGCCAGAACACTAGCTAAGTAAGTCTTACCCTGACCACGTGCGATGCTTGCAATAGCTTTGCGGTAACGCTTACCACCTGTTTTTTTGTTTCGCCAACCCACCAATGAACCTAATATAAATATTTCCCAATCCATTAACGGCAATGGCACACCGGCATCTGGATCGGGAACATATTGTGCGAACAATAAAAGACCATCAACGTATTTGGAATCAAATTCATAATCCCAATCTTTACGTTTCAGGTCTTCGATATGGCGTTTTGCGCTTAATATTAGTAACTCACCAGCTACTCTTTTCCCGCTCACAATATCGTGAGCATATTGTGTAACCTTATCCATTTTCAATCCTTTCGATGACGACTTTTAGTAACAAAAATCGATATTTCTTCGCCCCAAAGGTAACATTTTATTTTTGTCATGTGAAATTAATCACCAAAAAGTAACGTTTTTTTGTTACTTTTCAAGAAAAAATGTTACCTCTCTCAACCCTTATTTTCCAAGGGTCTAGGTACAAAAGGTAACAAAGTAACAAAATATATTATTATATTATATATATATATTATTACAAGGTTTATACGTAACTTCTGGTTACCCAAAAAGTTACCCACCCATTTTAGCTACAATACTATCTGTTTCTTCATCATCATTATTATTTGATGTAACATCAGCCAAAATCGAACTTCTACTAATTGGATCTAATCCTAACGAAGAGCCCAAAGACTTAATATTTTTTACTGCATTATTCAGCACATCAACAGCTGGATTCTTTTTCATTTTGTCATCTTCAAAAATAACCACGCCATGTTCATTGATGACCTTTCGAGCTTGACGGCTTACAGACACTTGTACAACGAATTCTTCAAGAATAGAACTGTCAAGATCTTTTAAAATGCCTTTGTTATTAAACTCTTGAACGATATGCTTATACAACGCCTTTTCTTCCGAAGTTAAACGAGAAGGTGGTAATTTAATTGCTTGAAAGTCAGCATTGTTTTCAATCGCCTTTTTTGCACGTTCAGCCCGCGGTTTGTTTTTAACATTTGGATTATTTAATTTCGGCTTACGTCCACTCGCACTAGTTCCCGCCATTAAATCACCTCCTCTCATCAAAAGTTATTTTTCGGGACTTTTTCAAATTCATTTTCTGGGACATTTATTGAAAACAAGAGCTATACTACGTTTTCCTTTTGTCGTACCCATAGCCCCCCTATCAGACGCTCACAGTGACGTTTTAAACCTGTTTTAGTATAAACATACCAGAACACAATTAAACTCCTTAAATCGTCTTTAATTCATTAAATTTAATTGGAATATATTTTATCTCTCTAACAGGCACAGCACTCTTGTTGATAGTGTTCTTCTTGCCTGTCCCATAGTATGTTTGTTCCCACTCTGTCTTAGCTTTGTGTGAAGCCATAGATGTCAGCACAAGGTTGTTGATATTATCTTTCAGCTCTGGTGCAAACTCTATGGGAACAATGTGGTCAACCAACTTACCAGGTACAACCAGACCATCACGCAAAGCATATTGATCTAACCCATTGTCACGTTCAATAACTTGCTTGCGTAACTGCTTCCATTGTTTCGTCTGATAGAAAGCAATACGTTCTTTGGTCTTGCTATCGTGTTGTCGCTTAACGTTGTATGCCTTATCAAATCGTTTTGTATCTCGGGGATGTAATGCAATATGTTGTGTACAGTACCTATCGTCAAACGGTATAAGCCTATGGCAACCTTGATGTGCACATGTGTGTACCTTACTTCCCATCTTTTCTCCTCATTCACTGCAAAATAAAAAGCGCTTATGCGCTTTATTGATTTTCTATTTTATATGATTCTTCAAAATTGATAATTGAATACTCTTTTTCATCTATTTTATTATTAAAAATGTGCTTCTTGAAAACCAAAGCCTCATCATGACAGTAAAAAATGTATTTTATTTTTTCTCGCATATCTGTGGTGAAATAAACTTTAACATTACAAACCTGGTAATAATATGGTATTTTTTTATTTTTATAGTTAGTGTCAGGGCTATTACCGGGTTCATATAAACTTTTTAAAAGCAATTGAACACTTTCTCCCGCCCGTATAGAGTTCATTTTGAATATAAAAGTTTTATGATCTTGACAATTAGCTAATGCTTCGCCTTGTATTTTGTTCGCTTCAACAATAACTTGTACCGCAGACATATTTTTGGTTGAATAGTTTTTTATTTCCAACATTTCATATTCAAAACCAGTATTTTTGGACGAATGATTGTTGTCACTAATATTATCAAAATAAGCTGTTATCAATTTTTCATCTATTTTGTTTCTCTTGAAATTAATCTTAAAAAAAGGTCTTGACCGATTAAATTCTGATTCTTTGTCTTTTCTGATTTGAATGAAAATCATTACAACTGCTAATAGCGACCCCACTCCGCTTACCCAATCTGCTACATTACCCCAATCCCAAGTACCAATCCAATTTAATATATTATTCATCTCCAACCTCCAATAGCAGTAATTATACTACTAGAGAGACATTGGTTGGATTAGAAATTAAATAATACTTACTTGTCTGATAATTGTTGCAGTCTATTAAACGCTTCATTATTCTGGAGTACTTTATAAAATTCAGTATCTCTTTCAGCTGTCGAAATAATTAAGCTCTCATTATTTTCTACATGCAACGATTGGATTTTCTTACTTAATAATTCCGTAAATGGTTCTCCAATTGCCTTTTTAAAATTAAATCCTAATATTTGCAATACTTGAAGAGTGTTTTGTGAAATTAAAGGTTCCATCATCTCAATACTTTGTAGGAGACCCCGATTATCCCCTTCACTTTTTGATGCGAAATCCTTGATTACCGGCAAAACTGTTTCCCCAACAAATTTAATGTCATTGTCAGATAATTTTTGAGTTGCTAGTTCACGTTCGAAAGCTTGAGAAATAAATTCTAACTCTTGTTTTTCATCAATTAGTTCTTTAATTATGTCAGTCAATTCGGCAATGGTTTCTTTATCAGACTTTTTTGCCTTTGATACACTAATTTTCTCGAATACAACTGAAGCAGTATTTCTTACAGTTAATTCAGCCAATCTAGCTGTCATTTGCATCATTTCCGGATCCATTTTAATTACCACCTTGTTATTTTTAAATTCATTATAACAATTAGTCTTCAATGGGACGAGTGCAAATGAAGAATTTTTATACGACCAATTAGCTACCATCTTATGCTCTCTATATTTCATATCGTTCTCCTACATGCACCACTCGGCAACTAAATAAAGTGTTCAGCTTTCAATCGGTCATCATTGTACTCAAGTGCATACATCAACTTGTTTGCACCAACAAAGCCGTTCATCTCTTCCCACTCGTCTGTCTTCTTAGGCGTTGAGAACTGCCTGATAACCACACCTTGTTTGTCTTCTGTCTTCTCAAAGTGAAGATGACCAACGTGTATTTCAGTAGTGCTTGCGATACCCCATAGATGTCGTTGCTCACTTGCCAATGTTTGGCCTGGATTGCGTTTGTTGACATCACCATGCTGGATTGATATCAGTACATGTCCCAACAGGTAGGCTGTCCGATATTTGTTGTTGACATCTACCTGCGCTTGTTGGAAGCGTTCTTTAACCCAAAGCATGAACATATAAGCCAAATCGAAGTCATGATTGCCACCTACTGATTTGATCATCACTGTATTGGCGTTCTCTAGTGAAGCAACCACAACAGCTTGTAAAAACTGCATAGCCTCATCAACAGCTCGTGGCATTTCAACATCTTTCAAAATAGTTGACTTAACCGTTTCCGTGGTGTTGATTTTGTCAGAGTGCAACATATCACCGATCATTTCTATTGAAATAGTGCGATAACCCTTTTTGATAACATCAATCAATTCAGCTAATTTGTCTTGAACATCTGCTAATTGCGTAACACCCCAGTGCATATCGGTAATCGGTATCACAAGATTATGCTGACGTTCTGACTTGATAACTTGTTTGACCTTGATTGGCTTAATATCACGCGTTAATACTTCAACTGCTCGTTTGATATCATTATCAACTTTAGGCTTAACCGTAATCTTAGACTGGTATAAATCAATCAAGCCATTCTCAACACTGTTCTGTTGCCAGAAGTTATTGCGTGCTGATACGATATCCCAATCATCAGGATTAAAGCCATGCGCTCTCAATACGAACTCTGGGTCTTTAGCCTGTTCTTCGGTCATTTGCATTGTCGTAGATGATGTTGTGCTACCGTCCTTGTTGATGACAATTTCAGTGCCACGTTTTACATCTTTGACTTTGCTCGTATTCTTTTTCAATTTGTCATATCTACTGCTAGTGTGTCCCGTTGATAGGTATCGTGAAACAGTCCGTCTGCTTAAATTGACACCAAATTCATCAAACAATTTTTGAGCTATTTTGCTAGATGACAATCCTTGTGCACCTAGCTCTGCAACTCTATTCTTATGTTCATCAGTCCATTTTGTGTAGCCCATTATCGCCACTTCCTATCATCATAAAAGGCATCTTTGCGCTTGTCTGTATTAGACCTGCGTTTAGATGCCTTCTTGTGTTTCTTATTATATTTTTGTTGCTTGTCTAGCCTGCGGTAGATGTTTAATTCATCATCACTAGCGACAAGTCCATAATCGCGATCTATTTTCATAGTTTCTCTTTTCAATAAAAAAACACCAATTAAGGTGCGTTATGTACGAGCAGCAGGCAAGCCGCTCATTAAGTTGTGTTTGCGTTTCCGCAATGACAGGGCAAGGATTTGCACCTTACAAACGATATTTCTAACCCAGTTGCTCATGTAAGGTACTGGAGCGGTCTGTTCCGCGACCTGTCATAATGATAGATATTTCAACCTATCTATTTTACATTACCACTAATCCTTGTTCCTACAAGTGTGTGCAACGTCGCTTTAGGGTGCGATAACCCATAACGTAAGTCACGCCGTAGCATGTGTGAACGATTCTCTCAATCATTCGATAATACCAATTTACACCCATATTTATGCACAAAACTGCATAAAAACCGCAGTATTATAGGACTGCGCCTAATATGTGTTTGACTTCTGTACGCCAAGCGATTGCTGTTCTTTCAGATATGTGAAACTGCTGCGCTACCTTTACCCATGTGACAGACTTGCTTGCATAATAATACGCAACTACTTTCTGCTTGTCTGGCTCAAACGTGGCTATCCAGCGCTCAACGTCTTCCTTTTGCTTTTTGAGACTGTTAAGGTATCTATCCTGCTCAATTCGTATCACCATGTCATCAACTGGACGTGTGTGTTTATTCTGTGCACGACCGCCACCTATATTCTCATCAACTTCTTGACTGTCAT